TTGTACTGCACCACTAGCCAATGTACCGGCGGCACTGCCTGCAAGTTGTTGACTTGATTGTGCCAATTGTCCTGATATAAGTGCAGAATTACTAATGCCAGAAGTTAGACTTCCCAATGCAGGTAACACAAATCCACCTGCGTTAGTAGTAGCACCTGCTGACGCATTAGTTGCCGAAGCCATAGTCGATGTAGCAGTTGCTAGACTATTCATAACACCAGTAATAGGCGGAACCACTGAACCACCATTGGTAGTTAAATTAAAACTTGCGAGATCTGTTACTGTTTGATTTGCAGTTTCATATGCAGGTGTTCCACCATTTGGACTTGGAGTTGTATCGTAATGCAAATCAATATAACCACCGGCTGTATTTGTTGTGGTGTTTCCGTTTTGATATTTTACTGTTTCAAATTGCACAGACATTTGGTGTTCTAATAGACCTTGCCCATTACTAACATCATGGTCACCGTGTCTGAAATTTGTTATGATTGGATTGATTAATTCGTATTCGCTAAAATTATTTTGATATAAACTATAAATTCTAATAGCCTGTATATATTGATAATTTTGATATGCGTTGGCCGCATTGTAACTGCCAATTGGTTTTGGGGTATATCCCCATTCGAAACTAGGACGTTCTTGATACTTGTGAATTATGTTATAACTTGCATCTGCATAATCGCTGTCACGATAAAAATAACTGTAATAGTCATACCAGAAGTTACGTACATTGTCTGCTTGGTCATCGTGGAATGTAATAGATACAGGATCATATTTGATCTTGTTCTGTACTATGTTAACTCTGTTGTATGCGTTGTGTGTTTTGGTATCTACTGTGAATTTGGGCAGTGATACATTCTTAACAATCATCCCTAATTCTTGTGCACTGGTATTACTAACGCTACTGATTAGTGGATTAAAATCAAATTCAACGTAAAATAAGAATCCATATTTTGGACTCAGACGGTACTGCCCATCAACAAAGATTCTGCTTGCGTGTTGATAATTGCGTAAAACTGTTTGTGTTGCTGATGTGGCCATACTAATATTTATCCAAAGAAAAACCCGGATTTTTAAGTCCGGGTTTTATTATCTAATTAAAGATTAATTTGATGTTGAGCCTTGGTTCCAAGCAGCCTGGTATGCTGGTGATCCAACACCACCACCAACTGTTTGAATAGCATTATCAAACTTGATGTTCAATGCAATACGAGCATCTTCGTTTGTGCCATAGTTCATATCACCCCAGTCAACTTGACTTAGGAAGCAACCGTCTAATTCCCATGCTTCTAGCACGTTAATTGCAGTAGCACCATTACCACCATCTAACATTTCAAATAGTAATTGGAACTTGTAATCAACTCCGCTTGGTGCTGATGCTTGCTCTAAGAAGTCATATTGCTTCTGTACTTGTTCACCAACTAATTTACTAACTGCGCCTGTTGCGTCGTCACGTAGATTAATGGTTGTCTCTTGCCACTCTGGTTTACCTTGTAAGAAAACTTTACTGTTGTAAACATCAAGTGTAATTGGGTTAAAATTTACACTTGGACGCTTAATATCAACAACTTGTTTTGTTAATTCTGTAGTTGGAGTGCTGATACCAAAATTAACAAAAGTAGCGCGAAAGCGATACTTTAACTTTGGCATTAACAGACCCTGGCTAGTAGCACTCTGACTACTATTTAAAGGTACTGTAAATTTGCTTAACGCTGCTACTGCCATATTATTCTCCTGTTACTATTATTTATGATTAGGTTGATGTTGTGCTCAACTGGGCTATTGAACCAGGATTGTAAATAGCGATTGGAATATAGATAAACTCTACATCACGCATTGGTTCGATAGCAACGTCTACATACAATTGATTATTAGCAATAGTAGCAGATGTGTTGTTGCTTGTATCACAAATTACCAAGAAATCATATAAACCACGTAACGCTAAAACGTTGTTTAATGCATTTTCAATTTGAGTTGCGATAGACTTACGTGTAATTCCATCGTTTGGCTCAAACAAATAACCATTACTAATAGAAGAGAATATTGTTCTTAGATAGTTTTCTAAGCGAACAACATTAACACGATTACGTGCTGTTGTATCTGCACTGCGTGTCAACTGTCCAAATACAACAAGACCAGATCCTGGCAATTGTGTAATTGGGTTAATGTTCAATGTAAATAACGCATCTCTCATGCCTTGGCTGATTGAATTGTGTACAAACTGGCCAGTTGCACTATTGATATAACCAATGTCGCTTAGGTTAGTTACTAAGCCACGATTTACACCAGCTGGTGCGAACCATGGATGACTTACTTGGTCATTGTACAAATATGTTCTTAGTGCCGCGTGACTTGCTGGAACAACAATTTGGTTTCCTGCTAGATCATTTGTTTGACCTGCTGGATAATACAATGCTAGGTATGGACTTGCACTTGCATCACTTGGTAAACCATCGCCATTTGTGTTGTTAACCCAGTTACCAATAGTAACTGAACTTGGTGCTAAATCCATTGGAGTGTCTCCAATAACAAACGCTGTGTCACCGCGATTATCATTTAGATTCAACATGTTTGGAATCAACTCTGGATATCCAGGAGCAACAATCAAGTTAAACTGATAAACTTGTGATAGTACATCTAAATTACTGTCAACTGCACCTTGCATTGCATCAACAATCAATTGACGTTGTGCATCGGCGCCAGCGTTCATAGCACCGGTGCTATTTGAACCACTAGCAGTTACCCATGCCGCAGTAATTGTTGGGATTGCAGATGGTGCGCCCGGTACTGGTGGAGTTGGTAAATTAGGATATGCTGTTGCATTGAAGTAGTTTGGAACATACTTTTTAATGTTGTATCCGCTACGACGTGTGTTAAACAACAATGCTCCACGTGGAGTTAATCTGTAATCTGGAGCATCCAAATCAATATAGTTGCTGGTTAGCAAACTTGTTGTTGATGGTAGTGATCCAGAAATAATATCTGTTGTACCACTGCTATCCCAACGTGCATCAGCAAATACAATACCGTTTGAACTTACGCTGTCTGCATTGTTGATCGCAATAAAGGCTGTTCCGTTATAACGATATAGTGCAGGATAGTTTTCTAGGTCACTGGAATCTAACCACAAATCACCGGCTGTTAGGCTTGCACCTGTGCTCTTGCTTATCGGAGCTGTAGTGCTAACAATAACACCGTTTGGATCTGTTGCAGATAAATTATATCCACGTGCATCATTGGTTACGTTCATGTAACCTTTCCAACCAGTTCCATCATTGATCATAACATCAATGTCTGCTGGGTTGCTGTAATACCAATATGTTCCGCTTGCAGGTGCGGCATATGGTTGGTTTGCACTATAGGTAATTTGTGTAGTAATATCCGAGAAATTATTGATGTAAACAATACTGTTAACAACTACAAAACCACTTCCGCCACCACTGTAAAAACCAATGCCTGGTGAACCAGAGCCAGTTCCCAATGGGGTTCCGCTTGTGTTTTGTAATGTAATCAAACCACCAGAAGAATGTGATATTTGGATTGCTCCAGCACTTGTCAAACTAGCAGTAACATAAGGAATGTTTAGTCCCAAAATAGTTGTCACAACAGATTGTGGTGTTGCACTTGATAATGTTACTGTATATGATTGTGTACTTGCAGATCCAGGGATGCTTACTGTGATACTCAATGTTCCAGTAGTTGATGATGCTGGTGTTGCACCAGTTGCAGTTGTAGCGCCAGCAGAATTATTTTCAAAAAACTTCAAACTGTTGCTTGAACCATCATAACTGTAATAGTCAGCAAATACTTGTCCTGCAGGAATATTAACACCACCACCAATTGGATCTAATCCATAAATTGCACTTGCTACCCCTGGGTATGCAGGTACTGACAATGATGCAAATGCTCCTTGAGCAGAGTTGTATTCTTGCAATACTGGAGTAAATCCTGATCCAGTACTGGTTGTTTTAAACCAAAGACTTCCGCTTGGACGAGGTGCAGTATCTGTCGTCATCCAACCGCCACTTGGTTGTTGTGCATATGATCCGTAGAACAAAATTGGAGCAAAGTAAGCACCAGTAGAGTTCTGTGGTTGTGCGGCAGCAATTTGTGTTGCTGTTTTAATTCCAGCCACTGCCAATGGAGTGAAACTTCCATCTGTTAAAATCAGTTTACCGTCAGGAGTAGTTCCGCCACCACCTTGTGTACTGATTGCGGCATTGGTTACAAACAATTGTAATTGGCCAGACAAGTTTACACTAGCACTAACTCCAGTAACGCTACCGCTGTTAATAGCAGTTGCCAATAGAGTTGGTGTTGTTCCGCTTAGGTTAATTTGTACGCCATTAATAAACAATGTGCCACTTGCGTTGAAAGTAGGGTTCTTAACTGTACCAACTACTGCAGGTACAGAATTTTGCCAATTTGCGCTTCCAACTTGTACCCATGTGTTATTCAATCCAGCACTGTCTGAACCTGCTTTATAGAATAAACGCAATGGATCTGCTTGTGTGCCATTTGAATTTTCTGTTACTAATGCGTATTGACCAATTGTGCCAACTGATTGAATTGGTGCACTTGGTGAGCCAGTCACTTGAGCGGCACTTGAAACAATCAATGGTGTAACTGATGAGAATGTTGAGTTTGTAGAGTTTAATTCATATAAACCCCAAGCAGTATTAACAGTATCTAACCATAGTGTACTATTTGCTGGTGCACTAATAGGGCGAACACTGGTTCCCACTAATTGGTTTAAATCGATGTCTGCACGAATAGCATACAATTGATTGGTTAATCCCAATGCTGAGTAAGCGGCCATTAAGCCATATTCGTTAATTTCGCTGCCGTTTACTGGTGTACCAGCGGCACTCAATTGGAACGTTGGCGTTCCCATTTGTGTAACTAAGTCACGTTGACTTGTAAAACTCAGTAATTGCCCAGCGTTTGCTTTGCTTGTACCTGATGCAGATGCACCATTATAAGTCTTATCTTGTGCTGTTGCTAAAATTACTAGTGGAACAGAGCCAACATTGCTGTTAACGTATTGGCTTTGGTCATTTATGGAAATTTGGGTTCCTGGGGATACTAGTGCCATGGTTAAATTCCTTTATAATACATGTTAAAGTTATTTATCGGAATGGCTTTATTTTGGGCAGTTACAGGAGCCTTTGCAAAGGTTTGTTTGGTAAATACACTATGACTGAACGTAAACTATGTCCTACTTGTTTAGAGAACCCTGTTGCTGTTAATTATATTCGTGAGGATGTAACACACTATAGATCAAAGTGTGCCTCTTGTATTAGAAAGGGAAGAAAACTCAAGCCCGAGCCGCCGGCATGGGCCAGGTCAGGGTATAAGAAAACTGAACGCTGTGAGTTGTGCAACTTTAAAGCACGTGTTCCTGCTCGTCAGTTATTTGTTTTTCATGTAGATGGAAACTTAAAGAATAACAATTGGCACAACTTAAAAACAGTATGTGCCAATTGTAGAATAGAACTTGACTCTACTCGTGTTAATTGGCGTCCGGCTGCTATTGTGCCAGATTTTTAATTTGACGATATAAGTCTTCAACACTGCCATTGTTGTCAATCTCAGCATCAAACTCTGTACCAATCCAACTGTATTCGCTGGCATGCACATATGGATATTGGTACTTCATACCAATTTGTTTTTTCTCTTTGCCAGGCTGGCTATGGCGTCCATTGGATTTGTTGTCCAGTAATGCACAACTATACCATTCAGGCAAGTCCCCACGTTGTACCCAAATAACTTTGCCACCAGAGTTTTTAATTGATGCTATTTCGTTGGGGAATCTACAATCGCTGATTACTACATTGTCCCTACTGTTGCGTAATTTGTTTTCTAAACTAGCGATCCAAATGTCATCGTGAAAGCCTTGTCTTAGGACTTCTGTGCCCCAATGTTGCAATAC